TGGATCAACGATAACAAGCACTGGAACTATAGGCTTAAACACAGGTTTAGGAGAAATAGGAACTTATGCTATGTTAGGAAGACAATCGGGCGGAGGTATTACAGCAGGGACAATTTACGCAGGAAGTGGGTTAGTTTTTTCAGGCTTTGGTAGTGACAACACTTTTTCTGACAACACTGCTGCGGACATTCGTGGTTCAACACCGAGTGGGAATTGGAGGGCGATGGGTCACGTTGCCTCAACATCTCGTTTTGCAAGCACCCTCTTTTTAAGAATATCGTAATGCCACTAACTGCACTGAAATTTAAACCAGGAATAAATAGAGAGACAACGTCCTACTCTAATGAGGGTGGATGGTTTTCTTGTGACAAAATACGGTTTCGATTTGGTGCCGCAGAAAAAATAGGTGGGTGGCAGTCTTATAGCGACAATACCTTTCTTGGTACATGTCGAGCTTTGTTTAGTTGGGTGGCGTTAGATGGCACTAAATATCTAGGCGTTGGTACAAATTTAAAATATTACATAGCCGATGGTGGTCAATACAATGATATTACGCCAATTAGAACACCTCCCGCAAGTCTTACAAACCCGTTTACTGCAACAAATGCTTCAAACATAATTACCGTTTCTGACGCAGGACATGGTGCAGTCTTAAATGATTTTGTTACCTTTTCTGGTGCATCAAGTTTAGGAGGAACCGTGACTGCTGCACTTTTAAACACAGAGCATCAAATAACACGAATAATAAATAATGATACCTATGAAATAACGTTGAGTGTTAACGCTAACTCAACAGATGCAAATAGTCCTCCTAAAGGTGGCTCTGTCACAGCCACATATCAAGTAAACACGGGACTTGATACAAACTTTTTTGGCACGGGTTGGGGTGCGGGTGTATGGAATGGTATAGATACAGATGAAGGCACATCAACATTAAATGGAGCGTTGACAAATTCAGCTACAAGTGTGGTTGTAACGAGCAACACTGATTTGGGTGCTACACAAAATGTGGGTGATATTATTAGTGTTGCGGGTGAGTTAATGCTGATTGGAAATATTTCAACTAATACATTAACGGTGACTCGTGGACACGCAGGCACCACAGCCGTGGCTCATGATAGTGGCGAGCTAGTGCGATTAGTAAAGGGAAACAGTACAGTATCAGACGACACGGTAAATCAAGTAAATGGCAGTGGATTAGCGTCCGATGCTGCAGTAACCACGGCAACAGTTGATTCTGCCGCAGCGTTTCCTAGCTCTGGCTATATAAAAATTGAAGACGAGATAATAGAATACACGGGCACAACGTCTACAACCTTTACTGGATTAGTAAGAGGATCTCTTAGTACCACCGCAGCCACTCATGCCGATAACGAAGCGGTAATCGAGGCAACCTTTGGATGGGGTATGCCTGCGGAATCCACTGTATCGGGTGCCAATCTTACAAACTGGACACACGATAACTTTGGTGAAGATCTTCTTATAAACGTAAAAAACGGTGGTATTTACTACTGGGATAGAACGTCGGGCACCTCTTCACGAGCCGTGGAACTAAATACTTTGTCTGGATCTACGCTTGCTCCTACAATAGCTAAACAGATTATGGTGTCCGACCAGGATAGACACGTCATTGCTTTTGGGTGCGATGGCGAAGGCTCTATTGGTACACAAGATCCCTTACTTATACGTTTTGGATCGCAAGAAAGTCTTACAGCGTGGCAGACCTTGGCAACGAATACAGCAGGATCGCTAAGAATATCTACGGGTTCTGAGATAGTTGTGGCTATACAGACCAAACAACAGATATTAGTGTTTACAGACGTATCGCTCCACGGAATGCAGTTTCTAGGCCCACCGTTTACTTTTGGTTTGAACGAAATATCACGAAATATCACAATAGCTAGTGCTAACGCAGCCGTTGCGGTCAATGACTTTGTATTCTGGATGGGGTCAAAAGAGTTTTATGTATATGGTGGTACTGTGCAACGATTGCCATGCACCGTATTAGACTATGTGTTTGGTGATTTTAATAGAGATCAGATTGGTAAGGTAACAGCAGGTCATAACTCCTCTTATGGTGAAGTCTGGTGGTTCTATCCATCTAAAAGCAGTGCCACAAACGACCGCTATGTGATCTACAACTACCAAGAAAAAGTGTGGTATTTTGGCAACCTTGTACGAACAGCGTGGGTAGATCGTGGTATCAATCAATATCCAATCGCTGCACACACGGATAATAAGCTATATTACCACGAGTTCGGACAAGATGATGGTAGCACAAATCCTTCTTCTGCTCTATCGGCTAACATTGAATCAAGTCAGATAGACATAGGAGATGGAGAAAAGTTTTCGTTTATCCGACGAATGATCCCCGATATAACTTTTCGTGATAGCGAAAATAATTCTCCTCAAGTTAACATGGTAGTAAAAACTAGAAACTTCCCTGGTGTAACCTTTAGTGAAACAAACAGTAACACTGTATCGCAATCAGTTTCTACCCCAATAGAAATATTTACTGAGCAAGTGCATTTACGAGCGAGAGGACGCTCTTTTGCTTTTCGTATAGAAAGTAGTCAAAAAGGTATTATGTGGAGATTAGGCACACCACGCCTTGACATACGCCAAGATGGGAGACGCTGATGTCCACTAGAAATGTACCCGCACCGTTATTTCCATACCCACCAGAGGCATATGACCAAAATTACTTTTCTGATGTGGTGCGATCCTTCTCTATATTCGTGGATCAGCAAAGAAACCCTGGTGAAGCACGGGCAACAAAGATGACATTTACGAATCTTCCATCGGGGGATGACACTACCTTGGAAGTAGGAGCCTTGTTTGAGGTGGACGGAGTGTTAAAAATTAGCAAAGTGAATATCCCACATTGTACTGGTAATTCTGCTACAAGTGGGTTAGGATCGGTAACAGTAAGCATAAGTTAGGGCATATTATGTTAGGAGCAGTTTTAGGAGGAATAGCGGGACTTTTAACTGGGGGCACCGCTATGGCAGCGGCCGTTGGTGCAGGACTAGGACGATTAGCAGGTGGTGGAGATCTTGAAGACGCACTAAAAGATGGTGCTCTCGCCTTTGGAATAGGCTCAATACCTGGTGTTGGCAACTTTGCTAAAAGTGCAGCGGGACAATTAGGTTTAGGTGGTGCCACAGCCAAGGCAGCTACAGCAAAAAAGATGGCAGATGCCGCAGCTACGGGAGCAGCCAAAGGAGGATTCAGTTTAATGAGTCCTGGTGGTATTCTTACAGCAGCGTCTCTTGCGGGAATGGCAGAAAAGAAAGAACCATCTCAAGGTCCAATTTTTGAAAAGGGTGAAAGATTACCCGAATATGAGGGTGGAGTGGTTGTTAAGCCGTACTACAGTCCTATTACGAATCAACGGTACATGACCCTTGAAGAAAAAGAGAATGCTGAGAACAGCGTTGGCATCATGTCTGCGGCAGCGGGTGGATATATAGAAGGTCCTGGCACTGGTCGAAGTGATGATGTAAAAGCAGGTATCTTTCAGAACGGACAAAAGGTACAAGAAGCACGGCTCTCGGACGGTGAATTTGTTATGACGCGAAAAGCTGTCGATAATGCCGGTGGTGGCGACAGAGAAAAAGGTGCTGCAAAAATGTATGCTTTGATGAATAGTCTTGAAAGGGGAGTCGCTTAATGGCAGAACAGACCCAACAAACGGATACCGTCCTCCCAGAATATCAAGAAAAATATCTAAAAGACCTTCTTGCCTCGGCACAAGCCGTAGCAGGTGCGGGGCAACAAATACCCAAATATGAAGACTTTGTTGCTGCTCTAACACCAGAACAGCTAAAGGCTATTGAGATAGGCACACAAGGTATAGGGGCATATCAACCTATGCTTGAAGAAGGAGCAGAAACTCTTGCTAGTGGTGTGACTACGCTAGGAGAGGGAGCCGATCTTACACGAATGGGAGCAGGTCAAGTTGGTGGAGCCACGGGTGCTTACGATCCACAGTCTTACAAAGCCTTTATGGATCCTTACCAAGAAGAAGTTGTAGCGAGACTGCAAGACGATATTGAACGGCAACGACAGATACAAGCCAATCAATTATCTGGACAAGCAGCGGGACGAGGAGCCTTTGGTGGCTCAAGAGAAATGATTGCTCAGACTGAACTAGGTAGAACAGCAGGAGAGCAAGCTGCTCGACTAGGAGCACAGCTTAGAAGCACGGGGTACAGACAAGCACAAGCACAAGCTCAGAGTGCTTTCCAAGATCAGATGAAAAGAAAGCTTGGTGCAGGACAGCTATTTGGACAGCTAGGTCAAGGCATGGGAAAACTCGGTGCAGGTATCGGTGGATTAGGTATACAGCAAGCATCTTTGGGTGAGGCTGCACAAGGCTTGATGGGTAAGGACGTGAATATGTTGTTAGGTCTAGGTGGATTACAGCAACAGCAAGATCAAGCGGTGCTATCGGGTGGACTACAGTCGTTCTTAGCGGGGCAAAGTCAACCCTTTAAAGAAGTAGGGTTCTTGTCTGATATATTTAGAGGAGTGCCGTCTTCTGGTACAACGCTTACTCAGACCTCGACCCCCGATCCAAGTCTCATATCTCAGATAGGTGGACTTGCTACGGGCATATATGGATTAAGTCAAGCCGATGGTGGTGATTTTTTTAGAAGGAAAGTATGAGCGTAACGAATAGAAAAATGTTTAGACGTGAAGCACGGAACAAGGTGCGTCAGATGGGTGGTATCATGGCATCTTCTGAGCCGTTGATACAAGAAGTGGCGAAATTTAATGTTGGTGGTGGTGTCAATTTTGGTGCTCTTGAGCAAAGATACACGGGCACTCCTGGTATAAAAAGACTTAGGAGTGAAGTAGATGGACCTGGGGTTAAAACGATACAGAGTCAACAAGCTCCTTTATTTAGCTTTGGTCAAACTAAACAAAATATTTTTGGACAAAACTATAATGTTTTTCAACCAGGACTTACTGAACCTAAAGATGTTTCCAGACTATCGGGACAAAACTTTGAAACACAAAAAGCCTTTGATCTAACAAGAGAAGAGTTATTAGGACGACAAAAGTTAAATAACCTTATAGGTAAAGCAGATTCACTTGGATTTTTAAAAACACCCAATGTTTCAAAAACTGAAGTAGAAGAGTTCATACGAAGTGAAACAGGCACTCCTTTTTTTGAAGCGTCAGAATCTCTCATAAACTCTTTATCACAACCCGCAGAACCAGGGGAAGACACCTCAAAAAGAAATTTAGGTATTTTTGCAAGAGAACTAGCTAAATATACTATGCTCCCAGGAACAGTAACCGCAGACGTGTTGAAAAAAACAGGGGAGTTTATACTAAAAACAAATCCGAAACGTGTAGAGGGCATATTATCCGGACAGATAGCTATGCCAGAGGGCGTTGATATTATAGCTCTTGGTGCAAGTTCTGGTTTAACTGAGGATCGTCTAAAAGAATTAGGAGTTCCAATAGACAAAATAAACGCTATGAAAAAGGTTAGAGCGGAAGGTCTTAATAATCTTGAACGTAAGGTCACTATTTTTGACGATCAAGCAAAGGCTGCAGAGGATAAAAGAATAGCTGATCAGATAGAGTTTAGAAAAAAAGAAGATATAATGGCGGGACGAACAGATGTTGATCCTGATCTTGCTCGGATGCAAGAACAATTACGTTTCAGAGATAAAGAAGGCAAAAGAGCGATTGCAGGTGGGGCACCCGATCCCGCACAGACTACAGATGTAAAAGCTCTTCAAGATCAAATAAGTGGTGGTAGGGTTAGCTCTGGAACATTAGAAGATGGTACGAAAGTACAAACTCTTGGTGTTACAGCCGATCAAGGTGCGGAAGCTAAACATGCAAACGCATCCAAAAAAGCCGTGGAAAGTGGTGATTTAAGTGGAGTAAAACAAGAAGTTGAAAACACTATTAAGTCTGGTGTTGGCACGGGCGGGGCACTGAAACAATTAATGAAAGAGTTTACCGACAATGCTCCAGAATATAAGGGACTAGACAGAGGACTAGCTATAGCAAAAATTGGGTTTGCAATGGCAGCGGGTCAAAGTCCTAATGCTATAACAAACATTGCAAAGGCTTTATCGGATGGAGCCGATATGTTTATTGAGGACAACGCAAAAAGAGATGCGTTCAATCGTCAAGTGCAGTTATCCGCTCTTCAGTATGGTCTTGGAGAGGTCAGTAAACAAAGAGCACAAGCACGAGCCGATATCAGAAGTAGAGACACTTACGTCGTAGGAAAAGGCGGAGTGACTATAGATGGTGAGTTTTTTGAAGAAAATAGGACAGTTACGTTGAACGAAGCTCAAGTCCAGAAGTTGGGCGGTAAAATGAAAAACTTGGCAACTCTCGAAGCTTTTGCAGAATTAAAAGAAATTGCTCTTGATGAGTATGAGGCTAAATTTGGAGGAGATCCTGCTAAATTTTCTGATGCGGAAAAACAAAAAGGATTCTTTTTAGAAAATTTAGAAAAAGCCGAAGATGCTTCCATAGCCATAAGTGTCTTAGATCAAGTGAAAAAGATAGTGCAAGATCCAGATAGAGGGTTATTTACTAGAGGTGCAAGGGGTGCTTTAGGTAGATTATACACACAGGGTCGAGTATTCTTTGGTTTAGAGGCCGGAGAAATATATAACTCTCAAGAGGAAGTGAGAGCAAAAGTTCTTTCTGCCTTGTCTGATGTTGTTAGCGTTACGATAGGAAGCACTCAAAGTGCAAACTCTATATCTGATAGAGATGTGTTGTATCAAGTTATAGAGCCTTACTTTTCGGGTATAGTCACGAATGTAGGAACGGCAGATAATCCTAGGTTTCAATTAAACTTAAAGGATGAAAAACTCATTACACAACAAATGGATGCAGCAATATCCAAGTTATTAAAGTCTCAAGGGCAAGCTTTAAGTGCTGCTCAAAACGCACGAGGCATACTTTATCAAATGCCTAAAGTGAAAGGATTTACTGGGTCTGGAGCAGATTTAATAAAAGGATTAGAAGGACGAGCTGCTGTGTTTGATATAGCAGGAACTGATTATCAGTCAAAGGATCCTAGTGACCTAGCGATACCAACATTTGATATAGTGAAAAATGACCAAGGATTACTTGATCTTAAAAGATTTGGTGGCTAACTCCAATGGGTAAAATAAGGATAAACACTCCCAAAGGTCCCGTGTTAGTGAACATTGCGGGAGAAACTCCTACAGATGAGGAGAAAAAGCTTATTATCGACAAGATGGACGTATTAAGTGGAGCGACTAGAGCACCCTCCTCTCCTGCCATCGTGTCACCAGAAGTAGCTGATATCAATAGGTATTATGCTACAAGACAACGATTGATGAATGAAGGAAAATTAACAGAAGAAGAGCCTACAAAGGAAGCACCCAAAGATTTAAAAGATCCCGATGTAGATTATACTTCTGGACTGCAAGATTTATCTATACGGCTTGGGTTTTCAAATAAAGAACTTGATTCAGAAAAGTCAGCGTACTTGACAGATGTTATTGGTGCTGATGGGTTTCGTCAAGATGACGGTGGTCGTTTTATTATTACAAAAAAAGGTCGAGAAAAGCTTAACTTAGGTGAAGGTAAAGAGCTTGCGATTGATGAAGAAGGTTTCAGTCGATACGATATAGTTGATTTTACGGGTGAGGCGGGTCTGCCTCTTGCTACTGGAATAGTGGCAGGCGTTCTTACTGGTGGGTTAGGATTCTTTCCCGCGATGCTTGCTTCTGGTGCTGCTATGGGACTTGGTAAATTAATTGATGAAACTATCGAATATGCCAACGGATATCAACGACAAACAAAAGAAGATGTTGCAAGAGACGTGGCATTTGAAGCTGCCCTAGGATTTTTTGGAGAAGGTGCGGGTAGAGCCGTGTCTTCAATCGCGGGTAGATTGTTAAAAGGAAAAGCGGGAGAAGCTGCTGAAGAAGGTAGGGTATTAGGTAGAGAGATGCTATCAAGAGGATATCGACCTACTATAGAAGGTGCGGCTCCTGGTGCTTTTTCAATCGTTGGTCGTGCACAAGCTATCTATGAAGGAGTCATACCTAATAAAAAAGCAGCACTACAAAATTTAAAAGCCTTAAAAAAAGATATAGTGTCATTAAAAGGGAAAGATGACTCCACCGTAACAAATTTGATGAATACCATACGAAAAGATATTGATGAAATTTATGGGACACCCGATGAAAAATTAGCGACTGCTCAACGAGTTTTAGGACAAGAAATAGAGAAAGAATTAGAAAAAGTAATGGTACCTTTACGGCAAGGAAAAGATTTAGGTCCTCAACTTTTAAAATCTTTGAATAGTGCAAAAGAAGCCTTTCAAAGACAATCTGATGGGTTGTTTAAAGTTTCTGGAGATCTTTTAGGAGATGGACAAAAAATTATTCCGATTGGTCAAGTTAACAACTTATTTAAAACACTGGGTAGCGGTAACTCGTCTATAAAACAAATGATTGGAAAAGGAAAGCCTATAGGCAACATTTTTAAAGCAGCGGAGGCAAGAGCGATAGAAACGTTAAAAAGTCAAGGCATAACAAAACCAAATGCGGCAGAAATTCAAAGGGTGATGACCGTTACTCCTTTAGAAGCACAACAAATTAGAACAGCAATTAGTGAACTTTCTTTTAGTCCTCAATTTATAGCCACGGTGAATGACAAAAGCCTTAACGATTTAAGTCAAGCAATCAATACTTCATTTGTTGACGCTGAAGGTATCCTTCTTAACAAAATGATTAGAGCTAAAGGACAACCTACAAATTTTATAGGTCCAAAAGAAAATTTAGACGATCTTCAAAAAGGACTACGATATTATCAAAGAGCAAGAGCCTACTACGCTGCAGGCATGGAACGATTCAAAGATACTGTTGTTACAGGATTTGTAAAAAACGCAAACGCAGCACCAGGTAATGTTCTTGATGTAAAAGGGATTTTAGACCATGTGATTAAACCAGGTAAACCAGAAAAACTTTCTACTTTTCTAAAAGCTATAAAAGGAATTAGAACTGGTAAACGTCAGCCTTTTGATACTCCACCTCAGACTGTGCGATTTGGAAAAGAAGATTTAAGTATCGCTGATGCAAAAGCTAAATTATCTCAACTTGAATCTGCAGGACTAGACACAACAATTCTTAAACAGGGTATTCGAGAAGCCGAAGAGACGGTGGCAGATAGAATGGCTTTTGGAATAGCCTCTGGTACGGGAGGAGAAGCAGTACGGAAGCAACTAGCAGGAGAGTATGTCTCTCGTTTGTTAGATGATCCTAACATCATAAACCTAAAAAATGGTGCTTTATTTGTTGATGGAAATAAATTAGCAGGACAAATAAATAAGTTAGGAGCTACAAAAAATGTTCTGTTTAAGGATGAATTAGCTGAACTAAACGAATTAACTAGGATTCTTAGATCTACAGGAGCAGAAGTTGAAAGAGGATTGTTTGACGAGTTTTCTGGACGACCTCTTGTCGAGGCAATAAGAGGCGTAAAAGAAGCTGTAAAAAATCAAAAGGTTGTTAATAAAGACACCTTTGTTCAAGCATTGAACACAGGAGATGGTGCTCAAATAATGAACAGATTGTTTGCCAAAGGAAATGCGGGAGTAATTAAAGATTTTATGCAAAACACTGTTAAGTTTGGAGACGAAACTATTCCTATTCCTGCACACGCACAACTAAAAGATGCTGTTGAAGAAGCTGCGATGGGACGAATACTTCGCACGTTAGGCGATGTAAATAAGCCAACTTTTTCTGATGACTTTCTATCTGGGAGACTAGGATCTAAGCTTCAAAAGGTTTTGGCAGATGATTATGGTGAAGACACAATTATAGCTATGTTTGGTAAAGAAAAATCAGATCAACTTTTTCAATTATCCGAGATAATGAAAAGAGCATCACAGCAACCAATGGCAGGAAAAGGTGGATTGGCACCCGCAACAATCGCTTTGTCTCTTACCGCGTTTAGTTTTATGATGGATCCTATCACAACGGGAGGTGCTTTATTATTTTATAGCACAATGTCTAATCTTCTACGACGACCATCTGTTTTAAAAATGGTTACAGCTTCAAGGGAACCAGGGGCAGATACAATAAGTGCGGTGTTAAGAGACATTCAAACAGCCACACAAAAAGCTAATCTTCAAGGAATGTTTGCACAAGAAGGCCCCGCACAACTTAGTCCCGAAGCTAGAGAGGAAGTTAGACAGGTGGTTAATTTTCCTTTACCCCAGTTGAAAGGCATATCTTCAGTTATACCTAACGTATCTCCCGCTTCAGCTGCCACCTCTGCGGGCACCATTGATCCTACTAATCCTATTGTAAATCCAAATCCCGCAACGCAAGCCGTTGCCCAAACACTCAATCAACGTCCCCCCAGTTAGCTTGAATATCCTGGTCAACTTTACTAGGAACCGCTAACTCCAATCCCGTTTCCATAATCTTCTTTATCTTCTGTGCCTGCACGTCGCTCTCAACAGAAAAACAAAGTTCATCATGTACTGTAATCAACGGTACAAGACCCTCTTCATAGCAATCTACCATAGCCTTCTTTGTTTGATCGGCTGCCGAACCTTGGATCAATCGGTTCAATGCCTTATAGGTAAACGCTCGACGGATCATAGGTCCATACTCTCGTTCAGCATCCTCATACTTCAAAGGCTTTTTATAGCCAAAACTTCGTGGTTCCCACATATCGAATCGGCATAAACGTCCTGCTATCGTCCGAATCTTTCCATGCTTGGCAGCTCTCTGCATAACACGCTCGGCTAGTGTCTTAACAAAAGGCACACGCTGATGGTACTTTGCCATCAATGCTTTTGCTTCTTCTGTAGATAACACAAGTTGAGCAGCCAACTTACCCACGCCCATACCATACATAATTCCTAAGTTCACGGTCTTTGCTTCCTTACGAGAGATGCCTGCCATGTCTGCCACCATTTGATGAAAGTCAGCATCCCCCTTGTGATACTCGTCAATCACTTCATCAATCATGGGATGTCTGTCTCTCTGACGTAACACCGAACAATAATGCACCAATAACCTTGGCTCTTGAGACGAATAGTCAAAGCTACCCCACCTCTGCCCCTCTTCGGGTATGAATAAGCCACGGATGAGCTTTTTGATTTCGGGATCACGGGCAGGTATCTGCTGTAGATTTGGATTCGACGACGAAAACCTACCCGTGACAGTCCCCCCATCATCAGATCGCAACTGGTGAAATTCACAATGTATACGACCTTTGTGTTCATATCGAAGGATACTATCAATAAATGTACTATCAGCTTTGTCAGCCTCGCGTAGTTTTACAATGGCTTGGGCGACTTCATGAGGATGTGCCTGCAAGAACTGTTTGGTAAACGAGGGTGCTCCTTTTTCTGTGGTGGGATACGTTAGGTCAAGTGACTTAAAAACGTGCTCTACAGAGGCGTTTGCCCACGGCTCTATGTTTACTGATGTTTTGTCTTTGATGAACTTCTTTAGCTCGGAAACGCGAGCTTTGAGCATCTTTTTGGCTTGTTCTGCCTTGTCTAAATCTACGCGTACTCCACGCTCTCGCATGTCAAGCATAAGCGGTATAAGTCTAGACTCTAAGTCAAAGACATCGTGTAACTCTCCTCGACTAATCTCTATAGACAATCTCTCCCACAACTTGAGGGTCATAAGAGCATCTTGCTCGGCATAGGGTCCTACGAACTTCGGAGGTAGTCGCCACATATCGCTCTTTGGATCAACACCAAAGTCTCGTGCCGCAGCCCTCATAAGTTTTTCATCCTTACGCATATCTATATAGTCTCGACCAAGATTGTTTAGGCTGTAACTAAACCTATTCTCATTTACCAAAGGAGCAGCAACCATTGTATCAATGATCTTGCCCTTTACCTCGATGCCCTCAGTTCTCAGCCACCCCGCATCATACGTTGCGTTGTGCATAATCTTGTCAATATGAGGGGTGTTCATCTGATCTTTGAGCCAATTAAGCGTCATATCAGGGTCTAAGTTGTGACCATTAGCATGTCTTATAGGGAAATAACCCTTATAATCGCCCGTAGCAACAGCGATTCCTATAATATTCCCATCTTTTCGTGCCCAACCAGGACCTAGTTCTTTTATATGAGGATCTCTTGTTTCCAAGTCCACGGCTATCTGAGAGCAATGTCGGAGGTCTGGATATTCTGAAGGTATGTTCCAATCTACGTCGAGAACATCCATACTTGTTCTTAGATCGTGACCATACTCCTCAAAGCTAATCGTGCCCCCGTCTTTTCTATCTTTCGCCATCGTCTTCATCCCATTCGTCGTCCTCACCGGCAAGGGCTGCGTAACCAACGATATCGACCCACGAATCTAAATGTTTGGGTGAGTTAATTAACCTCGACATCTTTACGGCAATCATACATTGATATACTTGCTCAACTGTAATCTTCTGCTCCAATATGACCGACCAAAACTGTGCGATCCTCTCGTGATTTAATTTGGCATCCCCATATATCTTAGCTCTCTTGCTAGATATTAAGTTGCCTGCCTGCTCTAATACGTCTTTTCTTTTAACCATTATATATCATACCTATATTTTTTTTGCGACTCTATTAAATGAAGATTGTTCTTCACTCTTGTTATCCCAACATAGAACACACGATGTTCGTCGTCTTGATCGGGATTTGTTACGCACGACTTTGTCGAGTCCAAGTGAACCACCACATTGTCGTCCTCACCACCCTTCATTGCATGAAATGTGGAAACCTTCAATCTTGGTCTTTCGGTCAGTACTTCGTTTCTTCGCAGTAAGGCACGGATATAATACCGCTCGTCCTTACCCAACCGAAGCATGTCCAGTGCATCTGTTTCTTTCTGTGCCAACAACCCTAGGTTCTGCACAAGAGATTCATAAGTATAAGTACTGTCGAGAGGTTCCGCATCTAACAAAGGCAACATCCCTCGCTTGATTACGGCTCCATCACCCGTCTTTGGTGCAAGCTCATATAATCTTTTGACCTCGTGGAGTCCTATCTCACGTCCTTTTTGTAGACCTTCCCATATCTTTATCGCTTCAGCCACCTCTAGCTTTACACTTGGATAGCCTTTGATCTCGTAAAATAATCCTTGCTCCCTCAAGTCTGCTGCCACATCACGAGCAAAAGAATTAGTGCGAGACATCAATGTCCACGAACCTTGTCTCATGTCTATATCAAAAGTATCAAGATGATGCGATACACTGCCTTGTCTGTCCATAGATTTAAAATGTTTCTGTTTTCTATGTCGTATTCGGTGCACAACATTCATTGCTAAATCATAGGCTGACCTTGGTAGTCGATAGCTTTGATCGAGCACACGAACTTTCTCAGAGCACCGCATAAACAAATCAACGTTTACTCCCGCCCATCTGTGGATCGCCTGGTCATCGTCTCCTGCAAAATATATCTTCTCAGCATTCCCCGCAAGTTTGAGCACCATCCACCACTGCAACGGCACGAGGTCTTGTGCTTCATCCACTATAAGTATCTCTAGTTTAGGAGGAGAGCACTGCTCGACATAATTCGAGAGCATATCTGTAAACGATAGCTTGCCCGTGTCAGACTTATATTCCTTCAATGCCTTGTCTATCTTCTCAAGCATAAAGTAATGAAGATCATAACTCTTTTGGTCATTGAACTCTTTTTGTAAGGACGCACAACGAAGCGTGGCTCGATCAATCATGCGTAGGTATCTGTCATTATCTCTGCCTTGAGGTAGGATCAATCCATCGTCTGCATCCGACGAGGTAATCCCATCAAAGTTCATACCCATCATTCGGGAGAACTCTTTCCAATCCTCACGAGACATCATATCGGCTTGGGTCATACCCAGACCGTGATATCCAAGAGAATGCAAAGTACGAAAATAAGGTAAGTCGTCGGGTGTAAGATTAAACGCTGATCCCGCCCTCTCTATCGCTTCGTTAATAGCTTTCTTGGTAAACGATACATAACCAATCCTATCAAGAGCCACGCCCCTTGCCAAAGCCTCTCTGACAATCTCAATAAGAGTATGTGTTTTGCCACAACCTGGAGGACCTAATATTAATTCAGAACGGGATATCATTGTCTTCTGTCTCTACTTGCTCCTCGACACCTTCAAAAGCAGGAACCCACCATACACGCAAGGTTGTTCTGCCCCCATCGGGTTTACGAAGATTCTTATGTCCATTACATTCACTGTCGTCATTCAGTGCCTTCAAGCGTTCTTGTATCTGTGCTCGTGTGAATGAGGCAAAATTTCTCTGCCGTAGGAACTCCATAAGTCCATTGATCATGAACATTGTCTTTCCATCCTCTGTCCACGGCTTACCCATAAATAATTCTTCAGACGATTGAGCACGGATACGGCTCGTGCAAAAAGTTTCAAGAAGGTCATAAAACTGTCCGTCTACTGTTAGCTCCCTTGGCACCTCTAGTTGAACAGCGTGTTTTAACATCTCGTTTACCTTTGTAACCCAATCTGTTTCTTTTATCTTTGAGGGCATCATCATCAACTGCTCCATACACGCTTTCTGAAACAAATGTTGGTTCTGCAAGTGATCCATTGTTATCTCTAGTCTGCCACCGTTTACGTCGAGGAAAACAAGCTTGGGGTCAGACAGCATAATAGTAAGTCCACTAAGTTCTGCTGCATGGTCTGACTTGTTACCAATTCCAAACTTTCGAGACTTGCATACTTCTTTGTTACAGAAGGACGAGTTCGGCTCGATGTTACACTGGTAGAAGTAATCCTTCTTTTGATACTGGTTCTGCAAACTTACCAACTCACTTGCGGGAAGTGGTGGGGCACAGTGTCTTTGGTTTATCTCTTCAAGAGAATTTTTCCAATTATCCGAATACTTTGCCTTACAATACGGGGCACACTGAGACAAAAAGATGTTTCTGTTATTATCTACCTTGCCTACTGAGACATAGTTCTGTAAACATGGCGGCCCGTCGGCAAATACCTCACGGCTTTCTCCATAGTTTATGTTTTCAAGGTTAGCGACAAGGGTTCGTTTCTTCTCGACAACAGCCAAGAACTGCTCAAGACTCATGGCTTTACCTTTGTCATCGAAGGCATATCGCATTGTTTGTTCTGATTTGAAGTAGGGTAGGTTGATAAAGTTCCCCACATCGCCCCTCTCAGAGAGGATACTATCTTGTTTCGGAAAGATTTCGGCTCGTGCATAACCAAGAGCACCCGCAATCTCTGTTAAATATTCTCTAAATATCTTTGCTTGTGTCGGTTGTTTAAGAAAGCAAAACAAATGTGCTCCCCCCGACTTTGATCGGCATACGACCAATGGAAGTTTAAATTTTAATATCTTTGCTATTAATCCTTTGTGGTCGAGGTCGTATTGATCAATATCAATCGCCCCGAAGTAACACTCGTTCTCCTTGGTGATTGGGATCGCCCCAACTCCGTGCTTTCCTTCTAGATGGTTCTTTACAAGTTCCTCGGTCAACGACTCACGAACCACTCGACTATTGGCTTCGGTCTTTCCATTTCGACCAACAGCACCAACTGTCGTTTGTCCGTGTGCCTCTTCCGAGCCACGAAAAGCATTCATGAAATTTGTTATAACTGACATGGTTCAAATAAAGTGGGACACAGAAAAGGAAGACAGTGTCGGAAAACTGTGCCCCACCAAAGGCTGTTAACTAGCAGTTAAAACGGTACGTCGTCTTTTTCAAGCGGTTCCGTTTCATCAACAGCCTTAACCGCACCCTTCATGACTTGCTCTCTAAAGAGCTTTGCCTCACCAAGTATATCCTTAGTTTGGACTAAGCCATGCTTCGTTACAGACCAATTGAACCATGTGCCTTGATCGTTACTCTCTTGTATCGTAGTGAGTTTCCACATAGTTGCATAAACAGCGGGAGTTAACAACGCTTTGGTCTTCGGGTGTTGTATCTTCTGCATCGCTATTTGGGTCTTCCATCGTCGGCTAACTTTTAGCTGAGATGATTTCATATCCACAATAGCGGGTTGCATCATTCCATTCTCGTCGAGCACAAGACAATAATGCTGATCAGACTTCACCAACTCGTTTCCGTTTGGTAAAACCTCTTTCGCACCCTTACGCTCTGTCTTTTGGATATCGGGATTGTTCGGCTCAAGTTCTCCCATAAATCCACCACCACTGTCTCTTGGTACAAACTCAAGAAACTTTGTCTCTTGATAGCACGGTACAACGATCAAACCATCATCACCATTCCAATGCTCGTTGGTAACAGTGTTAAAAGCGTCTCCTTGATCCGCACCCGCAATAAATGCAGGGTCTTTCTTTTGTACTTGTGGGGACAATGCCTGTATTATCCGTATAAATGGTATCTGCATTTCGGAACTATCAAAGGTTGTTCCTTCGCCTGCAGACGCTGTGATCTCGTCCAATAAATCTACTGGAAGTTGATCTTCTTTTACTACTATCTCTTTATTCATTATTTCCTCTTGATTTCTACTGCGTTACTTAAAAAGGCACCAAATAGATCAAAGTCTATCTCTTGCCCTTGCTCTACACGATCCTTAACGAAAGCTTTTAACGTCATGGGATGTATGTGCGTTTTTGTTGATGGCTCCAGACCTTTGTCCTTCAACGTCCAAAAAGCGTCCTTGGCTAAGTTGTCTTGACCACGACCAAAAGAACAGACCACATCATTCTTAATAATGTCGTCAAGTCCTCTCTCGCGTAACCAATCAAAGGCTAGTTCACGTTTATCAACGGGTATGGATGCTGCCACTATCTGTTTTTTCGTAACAGTTAGTCCGTCAACGTCCACACGCTCCACGCCCATTTCATCCATCAAGTCGGGAATCATTTGTGTGGATAGTTTTTGTCGCTCTTGTTTAAGAGCTTTAAGGTGCGTCTCCGCATCCTCAACGTCTTGCTCAACTACTCGTAACTGTCTTACTAAACCACTGAGGTTTTTCGTTGTCTCAGTGTTTATTGAATCCAGTGCTCCACCTTCATCAAATATATCTTCTAAAATGTCATCCATAAGTATCTCCTCTTCAGGTTTAAATTGACATTGGTTAATACAACACATATAACTTATACATGGAAAACAAACAGCTTGTCAAATATAAATTTAAAACAAAACCATTTAAACATCAACTAGATGCTTTGGATGTTTCCCACGACAAGAAATATTTTGCCCTATTTATGGAGATGGGTACAGGTAAATCCAAGGTTCTTATAGATAATATTGTGCATCTGTATGATCGAGGAGAGATTGATTTTGCCTTGATCATTGCTCCTAAAGGCGTGTATCGTAATTGGATTGAACGAGAGATACCGCAGCACTTTCCCGATGATGCTAATTATAGAGTGATTCGGTGGGTAAGTAATCCGAACAAAGAGCAAGAGCGGGAGATCAAGTCAATAAAGGATAAATTTGAAGGGATTACAATCTTTGTTATGAACGTCGAGATCTTTTCTACAGTTAAGGGACGTAATGTCGGCACCTGGTTAGCCAAGAAGTTCGGGAGTCGGGGCATAGTTGCCGTGGATGAGAGCACCACTATTAAGAATACTAAGTCTAATCGAACCAAAGCACTTGTGCAGCTATCAAAAGATTTTGAATATTCTCGCATACTTACGGGGTCGCCCGTCACAAATTCACCGATGGATGTCTACTCGCAAACAGAATTTTTGAAAAAAGGTGTACTAGGCTACAGTAATTACTACGCCTTCCAAGCTCGATACGCCAACCTACAAACTAGGAACATGGGTTCCACAAGTTTCCGACAAGTGGTCGGGTTCAAAAACTTAGACGAGCTAAACAAAAAGCTAGATGAGTTCAGTTTTCGGGTCTTGAAGAAGGATTGTTTGGATCTACCAAATAAAGTATATATGCCCCGTTACGTCAGCCTAACTAAAAGACAACTTGAATTATACGAGCAGATTCGGAAAGAAGCGTTGGTGTTGTTCGAAGACGGACGGCTTGTTTCGGCACCGCAAATGGTTACACAAATGCTTCGGCTGCAACAAATACTTTCGGGATATCTTACCACGGACGATGGCTACCAAGAAAACTTCGAGACCAGGCGAATAGACGCTCTACTCGACATATGCTACGAGACTTCGGGGAAAATAATTATATGGTCACGTTTTCGATACGACATCATGAAGATTGCTCAAGTTCTGTCTGACAATTTCGGGGAGAACAAGGTGGCAAAGTATTTCGGAGATACAAAAGATGATGAACGTAGCGATATTATTGACCGATTCCAAGATCCAAAGTCTGATCTTCGGTTTTTTATCGGTAATCCATCAACTGCGGGTCGGGGTCTTACTTTAACGGAAGCTCAAACCGTGGTGTATTATGCAAATGACTTCAACCTTGATACCCGCATCCAATCAGAAGATCGGTGCCATCGTATCGGGCAGAATAAATCGGTAACATATATTGATTTGATTTCGGAAGGCACGATTGATGAGAAAATCGTGCACTCCCTAGTTAATAAAATTGACCTTAGTGCCAAGGTCTTAGGCGAAGAAGCAAAAGAGTGGCTAAAAATTAAGCCAAAAAAATCTTAGCTCCCCTCCATCTTTCTAATATCCTCAAGAGCCTCTTCGGTCATCCCAAATCTTTTCTCATGATCCTCTCGAATCATTCGTGACACTTGTCGAGCCATTGTTCTACCCTCTTGATGGGCAATATCTCTTAGTTTTTCACGGTCTTCGACCGGAACTGCGATGTTCACAAACGGAACTTCTGCTCTTTCTTTGTTCTTAATTCCAACATTAGCCATATTGTACTCCTCTTATAAGCTTTCTATGTTTAGTATATATACCAATTGTGTTAAAAATACAACCCTTAATCCATGAAGTCGGGTTTGGGCAAAGGAATCCTAAGAGAGATCCTATGATCGTATTCTTCTAGTTGTTGGCATTGTTGCTTTCGGGCACTCGGATCTATTTCTTGTCCAAGTGTGTGAGCAAGTTTAAGACACGTCTCTTGGTTTTCAAAAGCAAG